TAATGGCTACTTTTGATCACACCATAACTGGTGGGGGAACTGTAGGTCACCCTGCTCACGCAATCAGACCTTACATCGTTCAGTCCAAAATATTTGATGCGGCTGACGATAACCTTACAGCTAACGATGTCATCAAGGTGATTGATCTTCCTGACAACTCCATCGTTCTTGGTGGTTGTCTTGACGTTCTTGAAGCTGGTGGTTCTAGTGTGACTTTTGATGTTGGAATTAGTACTGACATTGACGCTTTCTGTGATGGCGTTGATGGAAATGCTGATGCCATCTACAACTTTCACCCTACAGCTGCAGGTATCAACACTGTTATAGCTACTGATGCTATCCAAGTTAAAATCTTGGGTGCAGATTCTGCTGTAGTACGTTTCAGAGTTATTGCTTTGATTGCCGACATTGGTGATCCAACTGCAATGGTTCAGACTGCTGCTGTTCAGACAGGTGTCTAGTAACTAACTTCGAGAGGGCAGGGCAACTTGCCCTCTTGACAAATTTTACTTTCCGTGTTAGCCTTTTGCCAACTTAGCAGGGAAATACAGGGAGTATACAAATGCCATATTTAATAAGTAACATACCACACTTTAAGTGTTGGGTACGAAAAGAATTTACACATAACCACCAAATGTATCACGGTGAATATTTACACGCACTAGCAATAGCCGTGAACACAGTGCCAGACAGATGTCTTAGCTTTCAAGTTGTATTTACAGGATGTGAAAGTGATGACGATGAAAATGAACAAAATGTACATGGTGGTGCAATGTGGGCAAGGATGCCAATAACAGCACTTGTTGCTGATATACCATACGAAGAGTGGCCGCAAAAGATGCCAACGCATTTGACCCAGCCGTGGGATTGCAGTTCACATCACCATTCGGTAATGAAATTAGATAGAGTTAGTTCCTCCCCGTGGATTTGCAAAATAGACGGAGAGTTTCATAAAGGACAATATCTGTTTACTGTAGACTACACCGAACATGATATAGCAGATGATCCTGCACAACATAAACAAAGTCATGTACTACAGTTAATAGATGCAGGAGATTGGACAGGTAACATCGTTGCCCTACCAAACAACAGAGTAAGGGCAACAAGTCCTGCACTCTGGGAAACTGGCGAAGGACCTCCAGACTTTAGACCTAGTCAGTATATACATAACGCAGAGATTCACGAAACTTATCTTGATCCTGCAGTAACTTTTAATAATTTATATGTGGAGAATGACGAATGATGGGCAAGAAAAAAATGATGGCTGGTGGTGGCAAAACCAAAAAGTACATGGCTGGTGGTGGCAAGACCAAAAAAATGATGGCTAAAGGTGGAGCTATCGGTGGTATGAAAAAACCAACTATGATGGCTGGTGGAGGTAAAACCAAAGGTGGTAAAGCAGGGGGTAAAATGACTTTAGCTTCTGTAAGATCAGCGGCTAAAAAGATGGGTTATAAACTAGTAAAGGCTTAGTCAATGACCGTAAAACGTGGAAGCATGAAAGGATACAGCATTAAGAGTGGTGACAAGCGACCCACTAAGTCTGGAGCAGGGATGACTAAAAAAGGTGTGAAGAAGTACCGTAAAGAGAATCCCGGAAGTAAGCTCAAGACTGCTGTAACAGGCAAAGTCAAACCCGGAAGTAAGGATGCAAAAAGACGTAAATCCTTTTGTGCTAGATCGGCAGGTCAAATGAAGAAGTTTCCCAAAGCTGCTAAAAATCCAAACAGCAGATTACGACAAGCAAGAAGAAGATGGAAGTGTTAGGGAGAAATAAATGACACAGTATATGAGAGAAAGGTCTGGTGCAAAAAGTAATGTAGAGTTTGACTCTGGTGCAACTAAAGTTCCAAAACCAAAACCACGACCAAAGAGTATAACTAAAAAATACTCTAATCCAGTTAGAAAACCTGCAATGACAGAGCAAAAGAAAGCTCAAAATTATACAGGAAAAGTATACAACCCTGAACCTAAAGCAACAAAGCCTAAAAAGAATTTACCTCTTAGTGGTAAAGACAAAAGGGGTACGAGGTCTAGGCTAAATCCATTTATAGACTACGGAGATAAAAAGAAAACTAAACCACCTCTTAAATTTAAATCTCCTGCAGGTAATGAAGGTGGATCAGACGCATTGTACAGAGTGCCAAGTTTAAATAACAAAAAGAAAAAAATAAAAACTTAGGAAAATAAATGTTAGCTTCAATTAATTTTACTATGTTCAAAGTATTGAACAAAATAAGCAATAAATTCTACAGACAATATGTAAAACAATTACATAAATCTCAAGGGAGAATTTGATGGAAAATATGGTATTAGATGCGTGGAATGATTTATCCTACATAGAAGGTGCGTTGTTTACTGCGTGGTTATTTATTTTGTACTACGGTAAAGTATGGATTGACAGTAGGTTTACCAAAAAGGGATGCACATGCTCACAGCGTTAATAGGACCTATAGCTAATCTTGCAGGTTCTTGGATGAACAGCAAGGTAGAGAAAGTAAAGGCTGATGGTCAAGCTAAAGTAGCACAAGCTAGAGCTAAAGCAGTTGTGGCAGAGAAGGTGGCGACAGGAGAAGTTGCATGGGAGAAGTCTATGGCTGACGCTACGGACAACTCGTGGAAAGACGAATTTGCTTTGGTTGTTTTGCTTTTACCAGCAATACTAGTCTTCATTCCGTCATTTACAGAATATGTACGAACAGGCTTTGAGGTACTTAACACTTTGCCTGATTGGTATCAATACCTTTTATTTATAGCTGTAAGTAGCTCGTTTGGAATTAAAGGTGTAGGGCAGGCAATGAAACTGATGGGGAAGAAATAACATGGCAAAGAAAAAAAGTGGTTCTAAACCAAAAAATGCTGCCCTCTACTCTAGAGTAAAAGCAGAAGCAAAGAAGAAATTTAAGGTTTATCCAAGTGCGTATGCAAATGCTTGGCTTGTTAGAACCTATAAGAAACGTGGTGGTACATACGCATAATGGCTAAAACTAGTGGTGGTTTAACTAAATGGTTTAAAGAAGATTGGCGTGACGTTAAAACGGGTGAGAAGTGTGGTCGTTCTGGTAAAGAAAAGAAGAAAAGACCCTACCCTGCATGTAGACCTAAAGCAGTGGCTAGTAGAATAAGTAAGACTGAAGCCAAGAAAAAAACAGGACCTAAAGCAGTCAAGTGGTCTGTTACTGCATCAGGCAGAAAACGTAAGACAACAAGGAAAAAAACATGAAGTATGACCGTGACGAACTAGTTAAGATGATAGCTATCCACGAAGGGATAGTTCTGAACGTCTACCAAGATCATCTTGGCATAGATACGGTGGGAATTGGTCGTAACTTACAGGACAGAGGTATCACAGACGGTGAGCTTTTGTTTATGAACAAGACTATAGATGATGTATATGATAATGGTCTTACAGAAGAAGAAGCCTACTATCTTTGCATGAACGACATAGCTATTGTGGAAAAAGAATTACTTGAGAATAAACCTATTGTAAATCAACTAAATGCTGTGAGACAAATGGTGCTTGTAGATATGTCATTTAATATGGGTGTTCCTCGTCTTATGAAATTTAAGAACATGTGGTTGGCGATAGAAAAAGTTAATTATCCTCTTGCTTGTGAAGAGATGATTGATTCTAGATGGGCAAGTCAGGTAGGAAACCGTGCAATGAAGTTATCTTTAGCAATGAAGAATGGGGAGTGGATTTGACCAAAGAGAAAAAGAAGTGTGACACTTGTGAGTGTTACGAATGTGATACCGAAGAATGTAACTGTGACTGCCACAAGGAGGTAGAAGGAGTACCTGTGTGATTGAGTTTGTGTTAGTGTTTATGATGGGATTAAGAGTAGTAGACCAAACGCAAACCTTCCAAGATTTAGATAGATGCCTATACTTTGCTGAGAAGCTACACAGACAACCTTCAATACCACAAAAGGAAGGACCTAACTTACAGATAACTGCGTATTGTAAACCAATAAGGAAAAAATAATGGTAGTCGCTGAAATTTTAACGGGTATCGCATTAGTGCAGAAAAGCGTTGACTTTATAAAATCAAACATTGGTACAGCAAACGATATTAAAGACATAGCTAAACAGATAGATGGATTCTTTACTGGCGAAGCTCAAATGAATAAAAAAGCTGGTCGTGGCATGTCTATAGCAGAGCAATTTGGTTCAGTAGAAAGTTCAGCCACAGATTTTATAGACCGTAAGTTACTTGAAGAGCAACGTGCAGAATTAAAGAATATGATTAATATGAGGTTTGGTCCTACTGCATGGGATGAGATCATATCTGAAAGAGCCAATAAAATTAATCAAGCCAAAGAAGCACAAAGATTACAGAGAGTAGAAGCAAGACAAAATCAAAAAGAATTAATTGATACATTGCAGACTATGGGGATTATATTCTGTGTTATAGCAGTTTTTATTATAGGATTAGTAATTACGTTCAAAGCATTTGCTTACGAATACAAATCTAAAGACTACACAAGACAACAAAAAATACATCAAGGCATGATCAAAAAGAATGTTTATGTTACATGTAGATTAAAAAAACAAAAAGTATTTAAAGAAAAGATGGCTTGTATATACGAAGGTGCTAACAAAACATACGAGCTAGAGTTTACAGATATACGTGTAGGATGCCCAAAGCAGTATAAATGTCTACACAATCCTAACTCAAAAGAACCTAGCATAGATAAAGTAATGGAGAGTCTACGTAGTATAGCAAAATAAACTCTTGCTTTTTATACAGTTTATGTGTATAATCTAGGCAACAGGGAGTTCTTATGAAAAACTTAGCAGCACAAGCATTAGCTTTCCAATACAAACTACAAATTGATAACGCAACATCACTAATAAACATAAACCATAAACCACTTAATGAGATAGATAAAGCACTTGGGGAAATGGTAATAGCCAATCAAAAGTTACAGTTATTAAATAAGATAGTAGCTGAAAACAATCCTAAAGAGATTGATACCTCCGAAAGTAAGTAATACATGGCAAGCACATATCTTACCCTAGTCAATAATGTACTAAGAGATATGAACGAAGTAGAGTTGACTAGTTCTAACTTTACAAGTTCTAGAGGTGTACAGACTACTGTAAAAGATTACATCAACAGAGCTATATCTGATATACTTAACTCTGAACTTAACTGGCCCTTTACAAGAGCAGAAGGTTCAGTCGATGCAATTGCAGGTAAACAACTATATAGTTTTGCATCTATAGCATCTACACTTAAATACATTGATTACGATAATGTGTTTCTTCAACCAAAAGATTACATACGGAATGGTGACTTTGAGATAGCAGGTTCAGCCAGTATAACTAACTGGACTACAGTTTCAGGTACTCCTGCAGCAAGTTCTAAGTTTGGTAACACGTTGTTACTTACAAGTGCAAAAGCAACACAACAAGTAGATGATCTAATCGTAGGTAAATCTTACGTTGTACTCGTACAAACTAGTGGATCGACACTTACTTTAGATATTGGTACTAGTTCAGGTGGCACACAGACTAAATCATCTACCCTTACTATCGCAAGTGGCAACGAAGTACTACTATCTGAAGTTACTTTTACAGCTACAGCGACAACTCACTATGTTACATTTACTGAATCAGCAGGGTCTGCGGCATTTGTTAAGTTAGTTCAACTCATGGAGAACATAACAGCAATACCACTCAAATATTTATCCTATGAGGAATACAATGAAAGATATAGAGAAAGAGATACTAGACCAGACACGGATAAATTTGCTGATCCTGAATTTGTGTATACAACATATAATGACGAGTTGGGTCTTACACCAATACCAGACACGAGCAACAGAACGTTAAAGTTTGATTATTATGTAACTAACACTGCTTTGTCTGCACACGATGATACAGGTATCATACCAACAAGATTTGAATCAATAGTCAATGCACGTGCAAAGTACTACACCTACATGTTTAGGTCTGAT